GTAATTCGTTTAATTCCTTTTCATATTCAAGATTCGTTACATATGCAGGACTCGAAGTAAAAAGACCATTTGGATTAAATGCTTCGTAGCCCGATACTCTTTCTCCTTCACTGTTTAAATAGTGATGAGGTGCGTTTTTTTCAAGAAGAATACTCGTATAAAAGTAAAATGCTTCTTCGTTTGCCATGTAATCAGCAAACGCCTGATAAAAGGAATCACCGCCAACTATTATGTTAGAGTCAGCAGGGAATGCTCGATTATAAAAATATGAAAAGTCTACCTCAGGAAGCTGTCTCATATAATTATAAAAGTCAATATTCCATTGTTTTCTTATTAATTCTACTTGTTGATATTCCGCGCTAAAAACGTTGTAAGGATTTATAAACTCGAAGAAAGATAAGTTGCCTGGATTAGAACCAATTATTGAATTAAAGTCTGTATCGTTTACTTTTTTAAATTTAGCAGTATATGTTTCAGCATCATACTCATCAAAATACATTCTTTCTTCTGGATTATTTTTATTGTACATCGAAACATATTGATTAAACGGAAACTCGTTTGGCGTAATGCTATCACCCGCCGAAGTTACTATTGCAAGTCTATTATATTTTTCATCAATATATTTTTCAAGCGCATATTCGCTTTTAGGCCATGCGCGGTATCCATCTTTTAAATGGTCATTTGCAATAAAAAAAGTCCAATAATATTCTGGCGTATTATACAGAAGCTGCGATACAATATCAGGCCGAGCGCCATCAATAATATTATATTTCATATACACAACTGAATCTTCTGCTAAAATGTCGTTTACATCAACGATGCGCGATATATCAACTAATGTTTGTAACTGGCCAATCGAAAATGTATCGTATTCTTTTGTTGGAAATTGTTTAAAAAAGCTCATAAATTTTTATTCCTTTGCTGGTATTTTTTCTGCGCTTGAATCTGTTCCAGCCTGTAACATAGTAGGTTGACCATCAGCACCAATTTGTCTTTCGTTCATTTGGCCTGATTCCATTTTAATTAAATCATCACGAGTAAGTACTCTTGTTTCTTGATAGGTGATTGACATATCAACTTCAAGTGGCGCGCCGTCTGTAAAAAAGATATTCTGACCAGAATTAAAATTAGTATTTACAGTCGTTAAATAAGAACTAAATATGGCTGGAATAAATTTATTTTCTTTACCTGTTTCGAAATCAATAAACTTAATTGTCCAAACTGGTGGATAATCCAATGTGAATTTATTTTCGCCTGTTTGTGGTTTAGCGTATGTGTAGTAACGAAAACGTTGATGTATTTGCCTAATTGCATCTGCCTCTGCTTCACTATTTGCAATCATTTTAAAAGAAAAAGTAAATTGTCTAACAGCATTTCCTGTAAAATTGCTATTCGTATTTGGATTAGTTAACGCTCTGCTTGACAATTTAGCTTGTTCAGCAAATGGTGTCATTTGCATTCCAATTGTTGCAGCTTGACCACCTTTAAGAGTAGATGCTTGGTCAACGACTGAACCTATGCCAGCGCCTGCAGCACCAAGTATTCCTGCACCTCCGGCTGAAGCGTCTGATACTGCTTCAACTGCTCCTGCGCCAACCGTGCCAAGTATTCCTAAGTCAATAGTACCAAACGCAGCGCTATCATTAAATGATATTCCAGTAGGACATGGTAAATAAATTGTTTGCGGCACAACCTTTTCGCCTTCTTTTGTGAATGCCGTAAGCATAACAACCTGTTGCTTTGGTGTACTCGTTAAATTTAAAGGATATTGTAACAATCCTTTATTATTAAATGATAATCCTTTTAAATTACCAAATAGTTCTCGTGTTAGCTTTGATAGTAATGACATATAAATACCTTTGTAGTTATTTATAATAAAATCATGACATATTCAGGCCGTTATAGACCAAAGAACATTGGTAAATACGAAGGAAACGCTTCAAATATTAAGTATCGATCACTTTGGGAAAGACAGGTGATGCGGTGGTTGGATAATAATCAAAGTGTCATTGGTTGGAATTCAGAAGAAATTGTCATACGATATCGCTGTAAAACAGATGGACAGACACACAAATACTTTACAGACTTTTTTATACGAATGAAAGATGGTAAAAAGTATTTAATTGAGGTTAAACCTAAAAATCAAACAACACCGCCAAAAGAACCAAGGCGAAAAACAAAAAGGTACTTAAAAGAAGTTATGACATACGCCAAAAACATATCTAAATGGGAATCTGCTAAGGTGTATGCTCAAAAAAATGGTATGATATTTCAAATTTGGACTGAAGATACTATTAAAGGTTTAGGTATAAAGTTACTCACATAGTTATAAATAGATATAATGGCTATATCATACATAGATAGATTACAATCACAGGCATTTAAAGCTGGTGTTCAAAAAAATACTGAAAAGTCTCTTAATTGGTTTAAAAATCAGTTAAGAGGTATGAAATCAATAAATAGACAAACACTTTTAAAGGACGAAAACTTAAAACAAAGAAGTCGTCCATTACCTGGCCGCATGTTCATGTATTTTTACGATCCTAAACACAAGAAAACACTTCCTTATTACGATAGATTTCCTTTAATTTTTATGGTAGAAAAAGCAAAAGGTGGTTTTTTTGGTTTAAATCTACACTATTTGCCGCATAAACAACGCGCACTTTTCTTTGACAAACTTGTAGACTATAGTACAAATAAACGTTATGATTTAAGCACTCGCTTAAGACTATCTTATAATCTTCTAAAGAGCGCTTCAAAATTAAGTATGTATGGCCCATGTTTCAAACACTATTTAAGCGAACATGTACGTTCTAAAATGATTGAAGTACCAGCAAGTGAGTGGGAAACTGTTTTATTTTTACCAACTGAAAACTTTAAGAAAAAGAGTCTATCTACTGTTTGGTCTGACTCAAGAAAAATGATTTAAGATGAGCTTTATAGACACAGTTAAAAACGCAGCCAATCCAAGTACTATTGATTCCTTTAAGGCAAATATTGGAAAACACGGTGGATTGGCACCGCAAAATCGATTTGTCGTTATTATGACACCACCACAGGCAAGTCTTTTAAATTTTGATTTGCAAGGTGTAGCTGCGTCGTTATTAAGTAGCACATTTGACCCAATGTCGCTAATTAACGATCCAAGAGATGTAGCTCTATTGTGCGAGTCTTGCTCATTGCCTGGTAGACAAATTCAAACAATTGAACATGCAGACTTTAGACAGTCAACCAAAAGACCAAACGGATATTTCAACGAAGACGTTACATTCGTATTTCATTTAACAAATGATTATTATATGAGAAAAATGTTTGATAAATGGTCTGGTATGATAATTGACCAAGAATCATACAAATTAAACTATAAAGCTAACTATGTTTCTGATATAATTATTCAACAGCTTGACCAAAACAACACACCAATTTATGGCGTTAAATTAAGAAATGCTTTCCCTACGACATTGCAAACAGTTGAACTAAATAATTCTGCTACTGATACTACACAAAAATTAAGTATCACTATGGCGTATGATGATTATGAACCTGAAGGTGCTATCTCCTCCGTGCTTTCAGGAATTAAAGAAGTAGTAGGAGGAATACGAAGAATAATATAAAAAGTGATATAAATTATGACATTACCAAAACTAGAATCGCCGAAGTATGAAGTAGTCATACCTTCGACAAAAAAATTATATGAAATTAGACCTTTTCTTGTAAAAGAAGAAAAGATTCTTATGATTGCACAGGAATCAAACAACACAGCACAAATTGTAAAGGCAATGAAAGAAATTATTTCTGCCTGTTCGTTTAATAAAATAAAAGTAAATGAACTTACGAGCTACGATGTAGAATATTTATTTTTGCAATTACGCGCAATTAGTGTGGGTGAAACTGCAGATGTTAAATTTAAATGTTCTGAGTGTGGCCACGAAAATGAAGTAACTATCAATCTTAAAGAGGTTGACGTCAAATATCCTGAAAAGGAAGTAAGTAATAAGATTCAATTAAGTGATACGATAGGCATTATGCTTAAGCCTTTATCTTTATCCGATATGAGTAAAATCAAAGAAAATGCTGATATTGTTGAAACTATTACGCTTGTTATTGAATCAATTTATGACGAAGATAGCGTGTATAACTCTAAAGATTCATCTAAAAAAGAGTTATACGAGTTTGTTGAATCATTAAACCACACACAGATTGAAAAGATTCAAGAATATTTAACCAACCAGCCAAAGCTTTCATACGAAGTTAAGTTTGTATGTTCTGAGTGCGGCCACGAAAACACTATAACCTTGGAGGGAATTCAGTCTTTTTTTACCTAAGCCTGTCGCATGATTCACTAATAAATCACTATCAAACTAACTTTTCTATGGCCCAACACCATAAATATAGTTTAACAGAACTTGATAATATGATTCCATGGGAGAGGCAAATCTATGTTTCACTATTAATGGAACACATCAAAGAAGAAAACGAAAAGATTAAGAACTCTAATTTAAAATAAATGGCAGATGAAGATAACAGTTTAGGCGATGTAGTCAATAAGTTGAAAGACATTGAAAACCTCGTTAAAAAGGGAAGCAAAGATTCAAAAAGCGATAAAAAAGAATCATCCTTTGCGATAAGCAAACTAGGTGAATCTATTAAAGGATCTTTAGGTACTCTAAAATCTTCAATCACTGCTCCATTTGCAGCGTTAAAAAACACAATCACTGCTCCTTTCGAGGGGATTAAATCAGCACTAACAGCGCCATTCGATTCTCTTAAAAAAGGATTTAGTGGCATTGGTAACTTCTTTAAAAATAAAAAGGAACAAAAATCTCTTCAAGGCCTTGCAAAATCTATTGACGAATTAAAAAACGCACTTTTAGTCAAATTTGACAAATTGACAAATTTTCAAGATCTTGCAAATGCAATTTTTGAATTAAAAGAAGCAGTTATAGATAAACTTGGCAATTTAACTAATTTTCAAGATCTTTCTGAATCTATTGTTGAATTAAAGGACTCTCTTTTAGTCAAATTTGACAATTTAACTAATTTTCAAGATCTTTCTGAATCTATTGTTGAATTAAAGGACTCTCTTTTAGTTAAACTCGATAGTTTAACAGATGGAGGAAATGATTTAAAAGACGCTGAAAATCGTAAAGAGCAAAAGGCATTATTGGTACGAATCGCAGAGTCTCTAGAAAATAT